TACGCAATCCACTGGCACTGAGTCTAGGCGACCATCAAGCAATCCTTGGGATGCTTGGAATAGAATGTGGAACATTTGCACTAAAGGCGCAATAACAACGAGGTTTGGCGATCCATGCCGGTCACCATCAGAGACAAGGACTATGGATTCAAACGAATTGAGTTGGACTTTAAAGCGTTACGCGGCAGAGGCGTCAAGATCGGTTTGATGGGTAATGATCAAGTTGAAGGTGTATCGGTAGTGGACTATGCTACTTACAATGAGTTTGGCACATCGCGTATTCCTGCGCGTCCATTTATGCAAACAACAGCCGATACTAGCAAAGAAGAAATAACTAAATTTACTGAATATCTTGTTGGTAGAATGATTGATGGCAAAGTAACGGACACTACAGTATTGCAAAATCTTGGTGCGAAGTATCAGTCTCTTGTTCAGAATACTATAAGAGATGCTAAGAATTGGGCGGTGCCTAATGCTGAATCTACTGTAGCCATGAAAGGTTCTACTTCACCACTGATAGATACTGGTCGTCTCGTGGGAGCCGTTCGTTATGAAGTTATTTGATGTTATTCATGGTTAGCAAATTCGCCAAACAATTGTTCAAAAGCTTTTTGTCTAGCTTTAATGGCATCTTCTTTGTTGTCAAATGGTCCGTAATTGTATCTTTGTTTATTGCAATTAACGTATGCCCACCACTTATTGGATTTAGTCAACCATATCCCCTTATATCCAGTAGTGTTATTTCTTTGTATATTTGTGTTGGCCATGTTTTGGGACTGTTTGCAAGCTCGCAAATTTTCAATGCAATTGTTGTATCCATTTCTATCCTTATGATCTATTTGTTCTGGAATGGGATGGCCATAATACCAAAGCCAAATTATTCTGTGCGCAGCATAAGGGGAATTTCCAATATAAACTTGAATTTTATTTGTGCTTCTTACTCCAGCAATCATGCCAGGATAAACTCTATTGCTTCTAGCTATTTTCCAAGTCAAATCTCCAGTTGCTGGATTATAGTTAAACAGTTGTTTGATATATTCTTGAGAAAAATTCATGACGTTTTCCTTTCGACAATGAGTATAGCCTCTAACGTTTCGTTAGTAAAGAGCGCTGTATGACCACATCGTTCCGCACTTCATATGAGGTTATTCAAAGAGACATTGGTCAAATTATTAATGGCAAATACATTCTTGCTGATGATACTGGAATCAAAATAACAGTAATGGCATCAGTGCAAAATCCATCATCTAGAGATTTATCACTTATAGAAGCCACACCATACGGCAGACGTGCTGGCAGACGAATTAAAATTTATACTGAAACAAGATTACGCTGTGCTAATCAAGAAATTGCTCCTGGCCGTGAGCGCTATGCCGGTGATATCTTTCTGTTTGATGGTTCGCAATACTTGTTATTTGGTGAAGCCAACTTTAACACCTTAGCACAATCCAGAGATACGCAAGTTTCGCACTGGCGTTATTATGCTTTGGAAGTAATTGAGACGGAACAATTTGAGCAAGTTCCTTGATTGATAAGTTGTATGATCTTGTAACTAAGGCGGTGTCGTTGACCGGCAATAATTGGCAAGTGATATTTGCCAATCAAAATGTTCCACGTCTAGTTAAGCCTTACGTTCAGTTGAACGTTACCAACATTGATATTCCTGACCATATGTATTATTCGCCGCCAGATGAAACTGGTGGAGTAACAATTTCAGGTTGGCGTAAGGCCACCGCTGAGATACAGCTATATCATGGTATCAATTCGCTTTCTGCCATTAGCGCTTTGGCTATGGTTCTACAATCGCCAACCATGCTTGATTATCAAGCTGGGATAGATTGTGCTATTGGACAACGTTTATTTATTGGTTATGTTCCAGAGTTGTTGAACCTTTCACAATGGGAAGGTAGAGGCATCTACCATTTTGAATTCTTCTATACAGAAAGCATAAATGATAATGCAGGATTGATAGATACGGTAATACTTCACGGTAGTTATATCGGTGGCGCCAGCGATCCTGATATCTATAAGATATTCGATCCTGAACCGATAACTGCTGTAATAGTTTGTGACGAAACCATCCCAGGTCCAAATGCGCCAGGAGCAGGCACCGATTGGGATGCTGATGAAACCCCCTGGGATAAGAACGAAGTCACCAAATGGGATTAACGCGTTTTTCGCTCGCGTGGCAAGCGAAAATTTAGGGGAGTATGTGTCACGGCCAATATCGACCGGATTGTTAATGTTACTATCTCACTACAAACCGCTTCTATTGCTCAACAGACCTTTTCTGATTTGTTGTTGTATGGTGTATTCACGCCCATTGGTGCTGCTAAGGTAGGCATCATTACTAGCATTGGTGATCTTGCTGCTTATGGCGTGACTTCTACAATGCCAATATATAAAGCAGCATCAGTATTCTTTTCACAGATACCGCATCCACCACAACTATACATTGGTCTGTCTACTGGCGCGGCCAATCCATCTGCTGATCTTGATGCGATTAAAGCTGAGAATAATAACTGGTATGCGTTCTGCAATGTGCTACATGATGAGACTAAAGTTGTGCAAGCAGCACAATGGGCAGAAGCTAATGAGAAACTATTTGTTACAGTATTGTCCAATGTATTGAACTCTAGTCCTGCTGCTACTGATACTACATCTACTGGCCACTTGCTTATGGCAGGAAACTATTTCCGAACTGCTTGGTGGTATGATACCAACGTTGGTGACTTTCCTGATGTAGCAATTGCTAGCAAAAGTTTCACTAAAAATCCTGGTAGTGAGACTTGGGCCAATCAACGATTGAGCGCTGTGCCTTACATTAATACCACAGAAACATTAGCGCAAAATGTTTTTGATAAAAATGGCAATACCTTTGAACCGTTCCGTAATATTTCAATAACACAGAATGGCAAAGTTGCTGGTGGTGAATGGATTGATGTTATTCGATTTAGAGACTGGCTTTGTGAAGAAATTAAAGTCACTATCTTCCAGCAACTTATTGATCATCGTATCCCTTACACTGATCCTGGGATTGCCATTATTCGTAGCAGGCTTGTTGAAGCTCTTGATTTTGGCGTCGAACGTGGCGGAATAGCGCCACCAGAAGCAGATGCTGATGGTAATTTCATTCCCAGTTATACTGTAACTGTTCCATTGAGTTCAAGCATTTCTGCTAATCAAAAAGCCAGTCGTGTTCTACAAGATATTTACTTTACAGCTAGACTAGCAGGAGCAATTCACGCAGTTATTATAACTGGAGCTTTAACTTACGAGAGCCTTCCTGTAGCTACCGTTCCTGTTATTGCATAAGGAGAAAATGAATGCCTGGCGTTAAAACGTATAATCCATCGCGTGTTGTAGTAGTGATGAACGGGTTTTCAATATCTGGTTTTGCAGATGGAACCTTTGTTAATATCACTATGCAGAATGATGGCATAACTTCGCAGGTTGGTGCTGATGGAGAAATTGCTAGAGCCATTAGCACAGATCGCAGATGCACAGTAACAATTACTTTACAGCAGACTAGCCCTGCTAATGATTTCCTTTCAGGAATGTTTAGCATGGATGTATTGACTTGTGGTGGATTACTTGGGCCGTTGCTTATTCAAGACTTGTGCGGAGAAACTATCTTTCAAGCATCTAAGGCTTGGGTAGTAAAGCCCGCTGATGTTGAGTTTGGAAAAGAGATAATGACTCGTGCCTGGCAGATTGAAACTGCACCTCCATCTATTTATGTTGTGGGTGGTAACGCTATATCAGCTAATTAAGGGAGGCGCCGAGAACGTGGCTGCTAGACATGAATTTGAATTAGATAACGGCAACAAATTTTACATACGCCGTTTTGATCCATTCTTATCCCTCAGTGTATTAGGCGAAGTTCAAAAGAAATTCTTGCCTCCATTGGCTTCATTAATGGAGTCCAATGATCCTAATAATCCTGGTGAAGAGCGAATGAAGGCTGCTATGCAAGCAATGGAAACTATCTCCAGAAACTTGGATGGCCCTTCATTGGTGGGTTTAGTTAAGCTGGTATTGAATAAAGAATACGTTTCTGTTTCTATTAACGGTGATGCCCCTAGACAATTGGATGAAGGTGCTATTAATCTGGCTTGCGATGATGTTTTTGAATTGATTAGTTTGGTTATAGAAGTATTGAGGTTCAATTATGAAAAACTTTTTACGCAAGGCAGAACCCTTATTGGACAGGCAACGCCCCGAGTGGCGAACCAATAGGCATTCTGCGAGAAGATTTTGTTGATGAATTGTTTATCTGGCGACCAATACTTGAAGGTTTAGTAACAATATCTGAAGTGAAGAATGGAGATGTTGACATAGTTGATTTGCTAAAATTGAATGCGCTCATGGATATGCGGGCTGCTGCTGAGCATCGTGAAATTACTCGCGCCAGGAGCAGCAAGTAATGGCTATTGTTCGCGAACTAACTACTCTGCTGGATTTTCGTGTTGATGAAAAGGGATTAAATCAATACGAGGCAGCAGCCAATAAACTCAAAGAAATTGGTATTGGTCTAGGCAAACTATTCGGAATTGTATTTGCTGCTACTAAACTATTTGAATTGGCTGATGGTCTTGTTCATGCCGGTAAAGAAGCTAATATTCTAGTTTATCAGTTGACTAGAATGGCGCGTGCGGGAGATGATATTGGCGCGGCGCAACAGAGACTATTTCAAATAGCGCAAAATACTGGTATTGAATACACCAAAGCATTAGAAACATATAAAGAATTTCTTAATGAAAGCAAGGAACTCAATGTAAGTCAAGATCAATTACTTGATACTACTGAAAATATCTTTAAGGCATTGCGCTTAAGCGCTGCTAGTCCTGAAGCTATTCAAGCTACTATGGCAACGTTTGAACGTTCTTTCCGAATGGGAAGAATGGGCAGACGCCAATTTGGTATGCTAACTCAACAAGCGCCAGATATCGTTAATGCGTTAGCTGAAGGATTGAAACTAGGAGAGCATGGCAGAGAACAACTAGAAGCAATGGCTAAGGCAGGCACACTAACTGCCAAAGTATTAATTGAACGTCTTGGCAAACCATTAGCTAAATTGAATGCTGACTTTGCCGCTAGACCACGCAAGTTAGGTGAAGCATTTAATTATGCGTGGAATGCCGCTGTTCAATTATCGATGCAGTTATGGAAACTGTTGTCGGTTAACAGTCAAGTTGCGAAAGGAATCATTTGGCTAACTGACCAAGTGGTTAAAGGCTTAACTACAATGACCACTGCTCTTGGTGGTATTGGAAATGTTTTACAGATACTTGAAATAGCTTTGGGCGTGGTGTTTGGTCCTAAGCTAGCAATGATGCTGTTCAAAGCTACTATTGGTATGCAAGCTTGGACAGCAGCTACTTGGAAAGGCGTAGCAGCAAATCTTGCTTTTGCTGCTGGAATAGTTGCTGCGGTTGTAGCCATTACTGATATTGTTTCTTGGGTATCAGGTAAGAAATCTTTCATTGGGGATTTTCTAGGCAGCTTTGAAGATGTAATGAAATATCTCAAGACGGCTTTTGTAAGTGATGATTTCTTTGCTGGATTTAGAGGATTGGTAAAGTTATTTCAAGGTGATTTCAAAGGCGCTTTGGAAGAATTCAAAATATCAATTGGTGATGTAAACGGCTTACTTGGAGATATGCTTTTAATTGTTATTGCGCTAACTGCTGGATTTGCTATATGGCGAGTATTGAAATTTTTTGGTCTTATAACAGCAATAACAAGTGTCGCTGGTGCAGTAACTAAAGTTGGCACTGCTGCGGTAGTTGCAACTGGTTCTCTTGAGGCTCTGAATTTAGTTTCTCTTGCTGGATTAGCGGGTGGTCTGGGAGTTATATCAGGCGCTCTTGCTTTTATTGCGGCAGGACTTGGTATTGGTGCCATATCTGGTGCGATGAATGCGCCAATGGTTGATGAATACGGTAGAGTAGTAGGAACTTGGGGAGGTCAACCATTAACGCCAACAATAACTCCTGGCCAAGTAACTGGCCAAACCGCGCCAGGAGTAGGAGCAGTTACTACTGGTGATCAAAATAATACTGTTAATCAAACGAATAATGTTACGATAAATGCCACTGATCCTGATGCTGCTGCTGGTGCTTTAACTAAAGTATTTGACAATGCGGCTAAAGCAGCACTAGATGCTCTGGCTAGACAAGCTAGAAATGCTGCGCCGAGAACAGAGGCGCCAGCGCAATGAGTGGATTAATTGGTCTTGGCGGGCAAGCGGTTAATTTAGGTAGCACAGTCTATTC